AATATTCGTAATTGTTCCTGTATTTACAAGATAAACACAAAAGTCTATAGGAAGAGAAGCATCTACATTACCAGTAATAGTTGCACCACCACCAATAGCAGGTACGGTGACATCAAATGTTGTTGCTGTAAAGTTTGCCGTATCCTGAACAGTAAACGTGTCGTCGGTTGGAAAAGCACCTGCACTGTAAGTTTTAAAATCTAAAAATACTTTTTGTCCTATCTCTAAATTATGTCCACCTGCTGCAGTAACAGTACATACAGCTCCAGTAGCTGAGTAAGTTAATGTTGGAGCCGTCACTGCATCTATTTTTTCTATAACTCTTTTTGTATAAGTAAACCAAATTTCATCAATATATGCACCACTAATAGAAGTATCTGTTAATGCAGAGTCAACATCAAATACTTTTGTTGCATTACCAACCGCTGTTGGAATTAAACTTGTTAAAAATGATTGTCCAGAAGCAACTGTACATAGTGTTGATGTTGTCGCTGGGCGGTCAACCATTAACGGTTGTTTGTTTGAACTACTACTTGCCACGTTATTTATTCATAGACTTATTTTAATTATATAGGAAGGCTTTTTTACTTATCTTTCTTATCTTCTTTTTTATTTTTAGCCATTTTAGATTTCTCTAAAGCTTCTTTACGTTTTTCTTTATCAGACATTTCTTTTCCGTCATCTTTCTTTTTATTCTTATTTTTAAAATACTCTAACAACTGTGGTGGCATTTTACTTTTTTTGTCAGCCATTTAGTTTTCTTCCTCCTTTTCTATTGGAATGTCTAAAGTTTGAGTGAACCGTTTAGGTAGATTAGTACCTTTTGTATAGGAAAAAGGTGCTTCATCAGGACGAACAGAATATAAATCTACTCGTTTTTCTCCTGCCATTCTAGTACGTCTTCTTCCTTTGAAAGGACTAGCTTTTTGTCTTTCTCTTGGACTGATAATATCCCTATCTCTTTTAATACCTAAAGTATATCCAAGTTTTGTAGAAGGTAAAACCATTTATAACGCAGCTACGCTAAATGTTACTGTCGCATCTGTACCACCTGCTTCACTTACCCAAACAGCCTTCACAAATTTTACTGGTCTTCCAGAAACACTATATGAATAAGAACCATTTACAGTTATTGTTTGCTCTGCAATTATTGGAGCATAGTTTGTTCCATCAATACTACCATCTAATCGAACAATTACATTAGTATTTTTATTAGCTACAGTGACTATCAAAGTATAATCTTTCGTAGCAAAGAAATTATTCTGACTTACTTGTAAAACTGTCCCAGACGCAGGTGCAGTCAGGGTTGACTCATTTAAAAATATCGTGTCTTGAAAATAACCTAATGCCATTTTTAATCTACATTCGTTTTCTTAAGAATAACAGGGGGAAATGTTATTACCTATGGCTAACTTCTAAAAGAAGTCTAGTTCCGACAGCTACGTCAGCTGGTCCAGGTAATGCTTGTATAAATTCTGCACCTTCTCTGTTAAATCTATATCTAGCTTGTGCTGGGTTCCTATAATTAGGAACATATAAATGCATTGCTAATCTATCAGTTTCATAAATATAAATTTCTGTCCAAGTTTTTAAAGTTTCACGAAAATCTGAAGTTGCAACTGTTCTATCAACATCACCAGCAATACTTTCTATTCTGTTTCTTGGAACAGTATTATTATTGATACTTCCAGTCATGTCTGTTCGCTTTTCAGCTTCATCACAACGACCTAACTGCTCAACAATCTTACTAACCCAAAAAGAGTCTTGAACATTGTTAATTGCTTCTTCTAAGCGAGCTTGGTCACCAGCAGGTATTGAAGTTAAGTTATAACCCAAATGCCAACGTACTTTTGACTGTATAAAGGTATCGAGCTTCATTCAAACAAGTAAAATTTACCTGTTACTAGTCTACTCTTACTAAGTTCTCTTTAAATATCTCATCCCAATCTATACGCTTTATTCCTCTCAATTGTTCTAATTTCGTAAATCTTTCTCCTGAAAGTGTAGTTTGTAAATCCTTTATATCTCTTGCAGTTTTTAAACCAACCCCAGGTAATCTATCTGCAATCTGTCTAGCACCTGCAGTATTTATATTTAATCTCGTGTCATAAGGAAAGGTTTCTTTATTACTAACTTTTGCTTCCTTATCTCCAGTAGATTTTAAATCTGCCTTTAGTCTTTCTTCTGTTTTAATCTTTTCAGAAGTAGCTCCTACACAAGGTATTAAATCATCGTCATTAACATATTCAGCTTCGTCATTAGCATTAATGACCATTGAAACACCTTCTCCATGTTGAGATACCTTTTCTACTATTCCCCCAGTAATCTTGTGTTGATACAACATAATTAAAAAAATTCCTTCTTTAAATAGCTTAACTCAATAAATTTTGCTTGACAATGAAAAAGCGAGCCGTAAAGACTCGCCATTTTCACTAAACTATAAAAAATATAGATTATGAATCTGTTCCGCCTACTTGTGAAGCAAAGTCCACGAAGGAAGAAACATCGTCCCAAGTTACAGCTTTTGCTGGACGTAAGTAGTTAACTCTACAAACGATGTAAGCTGCTCTACCTGCAGTTGAATCATCAGCTGAGATAAATACACCGTCACCGTTAACAGAAGTACCAGTAATAGCGTTGACATTATAAACTTTAAAAGTTGTGTCTGCTGTTACTTTGTACATCATGGAGTTAGCTGCGTCACCTGCTGCAATTGTGCTAGTTACGCTTGTCCATGCTGGAAAATCACCAGTAGTAGTGTCTTCTGAACCTTGAGCAAATAATGAACTTGCTGCAGTTATAGAACTAGAAGCTGCTGCTAGACCATTCAACTGTGTTGAAGGAACACCAAGAGGTGAACCACTGTTGTCTGGACCAAGAAGTAGAAGCTCAGTAGTTGTACCACCAAGGTCTGCTGTTATTGGAGATGCTGGGAAGCTAGGAAGACCACCTGAAGGTGTATCCTGTGCAATCGCTATAGAAGCTCCATAAACATATGCAGGTCTACCTGCAGATGCTTTGACTACTAAACTTGTGCGATCATCTCTCACTCTGTCACTGACTCTTCTATCTGGAGAAGGTACAGTGATACTAAAACTCTTGAAACTAGCTTTGTCAGCTTCTAAGTTAGAAACTTTTACAAAACCAATTTGTTCGAAGAGTTCAATTCCAGGCCAACCAAGAACACCCTCATGGTTAAATGCGGATAACTTGTTGATCTGATTACCAGGTGTAAGGATTGCACCTGCGTCACTCTTGTAAGTTGCCATTAGTTAATCCTCCTTATTCTGTGATTGTGAAGGATGTGGTAATGAAGTCCTTATTCAAGTTTGCAAAACCAGCATATAGCTGCCAAATAAGAATGATAAATCTGGAGAAATCATCATTATTATTAATTAAAACTTGAGCGTTAGGACCACCGATACCAACACCAATTGCTTGTGGACCAAAGAACAATCCTGCTGGAGTTGTTCTAGTAGATGCACCGTTTCCATCTCCAATATCGACCGAAATTGTCTTAGATGGGAAGTTTGTAGATTCAAAGAATCTTACTCCTTCAAACACGAATCCAGAAGGCATAACAGGCTCGCCTGCTACGAACTGAGCTTGTCCATACTGTCCACCAGCATAGATTGCTTGGTTAGGAGCACCAGCACCCATTAAAGGTGAACCTTGTCCCATTCCTGGATATCTTGCTACTTCACGGAAGCCTTGATCGGCTCTTAGATCTTTCATGAATGAAGGATCTGCAATACAGCGATAGTAACCATCTGCGAAGACTGGTACATGACGCTTTCTTAGACTTTTAACGACTTCAAGTAAGTCAGTCTTAACATTGAACTTAAAACGCTCAGAAGCATATTCTGTAGCTGTATAAGCATTAAGACTGGCTCCACCAGCAGCTTTTGCTTTGCCGTTAGGGTAGTAGTAACCACCTTGTGTATCAGAAGATTGACCACGAGATTCAGATTTGAATAGCTCATCAATGAATACTCTGTCTCTCCATCTTCTGTAGTCATCTAATAAAGTCAGTGAACCAATTGATTGATGGAACATATTAAGGTTCCCAGTATCAAGCAGCAAACGCTGAGCTGTCATTAGAGTTTCTCTAGCAATTTTGAATGTGCTAGGAAGAGTTGTATTATTAGGGTCAGCTGGACCTGTATACTCTCTAAGAGATACAAGTACCTTGTCCTTCACGATAGATCTGCTGTTAGCAGTTCCGATTGTTTGGTCCTGAGTACGTTCACGAGAAGTTTTTGTACCTGGATTTCCAAAAAATCTGTATCTATCGAGTTGAACGGTCTGCCCTGGCTGCTTAGTGAAGTCATGCACTACCACAGGCTCGGAAGCCATTTCAACGATATACGCTGGATGAGGTCTGTATAACTCGGCACCAAGCAGCTTCGGAAAATCGTTATCTATAAACATTTTTAGAAGTCAGCTAGGTTTGCTGATAGCGAACACGGAATTGTGTTCTTTGAAACTGGAAAGTAAATTCCATTAAGTACAATTATACTTACCCTTAATAAACGAGATTATATAAGTTTTGTCTAAGCTATGAAATTTTCGTCAGCACGAGCTGTATAACCATCTAACATATTAGCTAAAGAATAAGTTGATGAAGGAACAACACCTATTCTATGCATTGGAGTTACATATCCATCTGCAGGTTGTAAATCAGGCTCACCAGCTTTTATTATTTCTGCTTCCATCATCATTTGAGTTAAAGCTTTTTCTGCTTTTCCTTTTGCTTTTTTAGCTTTTGCGTGTTCCATTTACTTTTTACCTTTCTTTGATTCTAAAGGAGGCTGACCTACAGGTAATTGACTTAAACCAGCTGCTGGGAGATATTGTGCCAAGAACATTTGTTCTTGACTTCTTATTACATCTTGAGTTTGTTCTGCAGCTCTTACGTTTTGTGGAACTAATAAACCATTTGCAGGTAATGGAGAACCTGGCAAATTTAATTTCAAATATGATGCATCTAAATCAGAAGGCATTTTTGCTCCTTCTA